TATATTATTATATAGGTCTGATTGCGTTAAACCTGTAATTTGATTACCCAATGATAAAAATATTGTATTTTTATTAACACTAGTTTTATTATACCCACTATTAGAATTATAAAAATTACAGCTAATATCTATTGTTTTTACATTGTTTAAATATACATTATTTTTATTATCAAAAATAATATTACTTTTCGTTTTAATAGTATTTAATATTTCAAAATTATTGGTTTTTATCATAAAAGTATTGATTTTATTATTATTATGATCTGAATCTATACCTCGTATAGTAGAACCGGAGTGCATTATGAAACTATAAGTGTTTACATTCGTAAAATCTAATGTGAGTTTGTTATATGAATATATATTATTATATATAGAATATGAGGTATCTAGTATTAATTTATTTAAGCTTGTATCAGGTTGAATGAAAGAAGTTTTATTATCTATAAATAAACTTGAAAAATCGAAACTTCTATAATTTATAATAGATTGCGCTGCGCTAATATTTTCAAATTTACCGATGCTTGAAATATCCTTAATAGAATAGCGTATATTAGCATAATTTATTAAATTATTAACATATAGATCTGTGTATATAAAATCTTTCAAATTTATATTAAAATAATCGTTGTTTTTATTACTATTAAAGTAATAATTTAAATGAAAAAAATTACTTTGGAGTGTTGGTGCGATTGTTGCTGTTCTAACCAAATAATTATATGAATTGTCTGCAATATTTTGATTTTTAACAAATAAAATTTTACTCGTTGATCTATTGTTATTATGAATAAATTTAATATTGTTTTTCATATTATTTTGAGTTATAAAACATGTTTGTTCATAGATTCTCGTTTGTGCCTCTCGATTATACATAGTTTGGCTTAATATTAGTCTATGTTTATGATTATTGGAATATTGTGTTCTTAAAAAAGTATTAAGGGCTATGTCAGAACTTCCACTTTCATGTAAAACAGTAGCCCTTATATATATATTATTACTATTAATGTTATCATCAGAGATAACATTTTTCGCTAAAATAATATAATTTTTTTTAATTGCATTAATAACAACCATAACTATAATATATATAATAGGTATGTAAATTTATCTAGTAATTAGTAATTAGTAATTAGTAATTAGTAATTAGTAATTATATAATGTTTATGTTAATACATCTGTATTAGTAAAATACCATTGTGATGCTAAATAATGCGATTTAGATTTATTGATATTGCTATCTTTTTGCATTGTAAGATCGGGGCCTTTATTTGCTATTGAATTGATCTCAAATGTGCCAATTGCATAATTATAATATTTTAAGTTAGATAAATTACCATTAAAGCCACCGTTATAATTAATATATAAATTATCATAATTTTGCTTAACAATATTAGATAGTTTGTGTCGTTTTGCTAAATTACCATTAATATATATATCTACTATATTTTGTGAGGTTGATCTAATAACAACAGCTACCCATTTCTTTATTGGTATAGCATCGACATATATATCATCGTAATATGCAGCAGATACATTGGTACTATTATGATACACATTAATCCTTACTAACATTCCTAATAATGGATAGCTATCTGTAATTCTTTCACTAGTGGGTCCGGCGTGTCCTTTTCCCTTATATAAGTATACACCCGGACAATTATTAGGACCAAATAATCCTTCTCCACCATCATGTTCGCCTTTTGAATTAGGTGACGACCCTTTATTGAAAACATGCATAAAATCTACACCGTTTTTCGTATCTACATCAGAAACATATATCCAAAATGAATATGTGAATTCTATTCCTTCATATTGATCTAAACTTCTTAAAAGAGGGACTGCTTTCTTTGATCCGGGTGCTTGTGGAATAGTTATTGCATCTTTTGCATCTTTCATACCTTTTATAATATATGGAGTTTCCGAAGGGGCTAAGAAATAATATAAGGTTCTGCTCCCAATATAAAATAATGAAGAAAAAATTATAACAATTGCTAATAAGAAAGTTAGTCTAGATATCATAGTATTAGATGCCAAGAAATCATTTAGTGCGCTTTTTTTATCTGAATCATACGGAATTATTGTATTTATATTTTTTTTAATATTATCCAAAACTCCTTCAGGTGGATTCATATTATATTATTATATATTATTAATAATATAATTTTAATAATATGATTTTAATAATATAATTTTAATTAATAGTTATTATATTGTTAAATAGTGATTATATTATTGAATAGTAATTATATTGTTAAATAGTAATTATATTGTTAAATAGTAATTATATTGTTAAATAGTAATTATATTGTTAAATAGTTATACTTCCTTTCTCTTTATTATATTCAAGAAAGCTAACTTTTAATCTGTATCTATTATATATTGAATTAGCTAGACTTGAATTAATACCTTTTTTGTAAATATCGTAGGCTTCTTGTGGGTTAATTGCAAAAGACTCATATCTTATTCGCGTTATAAATCCCTCAAAACCACTGTTTGGACCTGAATTAACTACTGTTCCTGCTGTTGCACCATTTTGGCTTTTCATATTTCCTATATATATGTTTTTCTTTGTAGTTGCATCAACATAGTTTCTATATAATCCTTTTAATATAAATGAATTGCGTAATTTACCATCTAAATATACATCGAGCGTGCGCGAATCTATACTAAGTGTTAGATTATTCCATTTTTGAATAGATACATTAGGGAGTCTGTATCTTGTATACTGAAATGTTGAACTAGGATTAGGCGATGTTAAGTCTGGAGTTGTTTCGATGTCAATAAATAAATTATTTTCATACTTATCCAGTGCTATATTTATATTTTTATAAAGAGTTGCAGATGTAGGCGTTATAGGGACTGAGTTACTAACACCTGAAAATGTACTTGATAAAGCTGGCACTGTTGTAGCAGCTGCATCTGTAGCCATATATAAAATATTTTTTTCTGATGAAATATTATCCCCCCAATTATCTATGTAAAACCATACACTTAACATAAAATTTGATGAGTTATTTTCTGGGATATCCTTAGCAACAATCATATTTGTATTAGTTTTATCAGAATTACTTGTATCTTTTGCCGCACTTGCATCGCACATAATATCATATATTATATTTGTCTTCAAAAATATATTATTTAAAGCCCATAGTAGAACAACAATAATTATAACAATAATAATTATATTTGTTACACTCATTATTAATATATATAATATAATATAATAATGTTGCAATTATTACTTTAATTAATATAAATTAAAGTAATAATAAACTATTCCTATATTCCTATAATCCTATAATCCTATATTTCTATTATTTAATTTCTATTATTTAATTTTTATATATCTCTATCTATACTAGATTTTATTGATAAATTGTGTAATAATTGTATATTTGGAGGAGTAGTTATTTTATCATAATAGTATATATCTTTTATACTTCCATGAATACCATTCTTTTCACCAATTGTTATAGTATCACCTTTAAAATAGGGAGACACATCTTTCTTCGATCCTAATAATTTTCCATCTACAAATATATCTATAATATTATTATCATAATTTATTACAAAAAATAGCCATTTTTGATGTTTAGGATTTTTGATTTCATAAATAGTATCTAATTGATCTCCTTTATTGTTTATAGTTCTTGATTTTATTATAATATTTTTTGATATACCATTATAATATATTACAGGTTTGTAAGCGTAATTGAATAATATAGTGTCTTTAGTATATGCAATAGATGTATTAGATGGTTGTGGGTTTAAATAAATATAAAAGCTTATACTGTATGTATAAGTATATGGAAATTTTGTTTTACCTATTGATGAATTATAATATTCACTTTTAAGATTGTAAGGAGCATTCTTATCATCGAATAATTTAAATGTATAACCCTTTGTATTTGAAATAGTATCAGGAGTATCGCTAATATCGCGAATATTAGCTGTTCGCGTATTACGTATGTCTAAATCTTTTGTATCTATATCGAAAGCATCTAATAAATTATCTACTTTATTGGTTAATGAATTAGGATCACTATTAGATGAAGCTTGGCTAATGTTAGGTAATGTAATAGTTTTGCTCAACTGTTTATTTAAATTTTGATATTTTCCTAAAGTCCTCTCTACATTTAAATAAAAAGGGCCTTCGCCTTGTAAAATATCATTCTTATTAAATGATCTAATATATTTAAATAATAGTGGTAGCAAAATTACTAATAATATTAATAATAATAAAATAAAAAATAATATATATACCGGTGACGGTGTTAATCTAATATCTTTATTAATTTCGTCAACTAATATAACTAGTAAGCAAGGAATAAAAAATATGATATTTTTAATGATACATAAAGCATACTGTATATAAGCAGATAATGGAGCACTTTTTTTTGGTGCAATGCAAAAGTTTGCTGAATTACCAGAATTTGTAGCATTTATAGAAAATATTTTAGCTATTATTGCTAATATTGTTAAAACTAGTAATACTCCTAATATATTATGTGTAATATTGAAAAAGTCATTATTATTTTTATGTAAATGTAAAATATAGTTTATTACTAATAATGGTGTCACAACCATCAAGAATAATAATAAAATATATTTCATCATTTTCAACAATGGATTAGTTAATGTATTTTTTAACTTAGGCTTCTCAATAGATAACTTTCCATTTGTATTTTTTACAAAGTTTCTATTAGTATCTCCGTATGTATCGCCACTATCCCATTCTATATCATTTCTATAAACAAAAAAAAGGAAAAAATATATGCTAAATCCCAATAATATAATAGAGAGCAATATTTCATATTTTGTATTTTTAATAGCAAATAAATTTTGCTTTTGACTCAAATAATAAAATAATGCTAATATTAGTATTATTAATATGCTAATAAAATACCTATAGTATTTGAATGGTATATTTTTACCTGACTCTTTATCTTTAATAGTGAAACCATTTACCAGTTTATCTAATAAATATATAAATATATATTTAAGTGATTTAATAATATCTAATGATTTCTTATAACCTGTAGCTAATAAATTATTAACATCCATAATTAATCTTGTTATATTACATTATTAATATATTATTATGAATAATAATTGTCTGAATAATAATTGTCTGAATAATTATAGATTTTCGCAAGAAGTTTTTCTACCATGACAATCCCTACATAATGCCTCCAAATTATCTATATTATTAGATCCGCCATATTCTAGCTTTTTAACATGATCTACCTCAAACCAAGCAGGTAATTGTTTTTGACAATGTTTACAATGCCAATTTTGAGATGAAGCTACATATTTTTTCTTTGTTTCACTCACGCTTCTCTTTGTTGAATTGTTGCCAGAAGTTAAAATCTTTTGCTGTTGTTTTGTCAAATTTTGTTGATAATTAGATAAATGATTAGGACTATTTCTATAGTCTTGATTATTATATATATTATAATTATTATTTAACTCTTTTGATATAGAGTTAGTGGTGAAATCTATTAACGGTGTAATGACACTTGCTGTATTTCTATCAATAGGTAAATATTTAATATATCCATTTGAATGAGTTACAAAATCTTTATAATTGCTTGGATTTTTTTTTATAAATAAGTAAATAGACAAACCAACAAAAGCAAATAGAGCCATCTTATAATACTTTTCATATTTTTTAAGTTTATTAATTAGTTTGCCTTCAAAATATGTATTGGCTAATACAAAAACTGTTATAGTTAATATAAGTAATTCGAGTTTCATAGTATTATTT